GTCCCTCTCCCGCAAACCCCCGCACGCAATACTGCCACCTTACCATGGAGCGTCAACACCGACAGCGCCCCGACTCCGCACACCCATGCCCACGGACGGGAATCCATCCGTGGGCATGGGCCGTGTTCAGAAGGCTTTGCCCCTACAGAACCTTCAACCGCCGACCCGCGACGAAGCTGACCTTCAATTTCACCGCGTTATCGCCCTTCCACTCCCCCGCACCGTCGAATTTGAGCATAACGCCGGTGTAACGATACTGAGAGGCCGATCCATTCGACTCCATAATGGTTTCGGTGATGGTGGCAGACTGGACAGTCTGGCCATTATAGTAGGCCGCTTCGATAGCCGCAAAGTAATCATCGACCAAACTATCGGATCGCTCGATCTCGAACGATCCATCCCAGCCGTTGGGCAAGATCAGCGGTCGCACGGTCCCGTCGAGACCATTAATGCGCTGCTCCTTGGTCAATTGTTTAGCACTGAATCCGGTAATCAAGGTAAAGCTTACCACCCCCTGAACCGGATCAACGATATCAAGGCGAATGTCCTTACCGACATTGAACGAATTAATAGGCATGGTTAAAGCTCCTTATAATTTGCTGACGTTGGTCGAAGTCTGCTTACTAATCTGGACTGACTGCCCGCCTTCGAGGTTGACGATGAAGTATTCGATGACCGACAGGTAGATGACCTTGACATCGGCCTGCATGTAGCCGAGTGCCACACGGGATTGCGGGTTGTTGCTGGTGTCCAGAACCACCTGGAAACAGGGGCTCCCGTCGGCGGTGCCGATCTGGCCCTGTTGCTGAAGGTTGGACAGGAAGGCGTCGAGGGTGGCTTTGGCTTGGCGGCGCACGTCGGGGGTTTGCAGTTTGCCGACGAACTGGCCCATCCCGGCATTCAGGGTTGCCGCGATGTAATTGGTCATGCGGGTATAGTTGTCGCCGTGGGTGACGGCGTTGCTCGAACTGTTATGACCGCAACGCGCGCCGAAATAAAAGCCGCCTGGGACCGGGTTGGTGATGACATCCAGCCCGGCCTGAATCAGGGCTTGCAGCTCGGCGGTGCTGTAGACCTGATTGGCTGCCGACTTCTGGGTGCCGACGATGCCGTAGAGCGGCTTGTTCAGGCTGCTATTTTGCGGGGCAAGATTGCCCAACAGCCCGGCAATGAAGCCCTGGGGACTGATCAGACGAACCTGAGCATTCACCGTGTCATTGAAATACACCCAATCGCCGAACAGCAGCTTGACGGCGTAACAGTCGATGCCGGCGGTTTGCTTGACCGTGGCGGCGTTGGCGATGGTGTCGCCGGCCGGGCCGACCATGATCATGTAGGTGCCTTCGGACAAACCATAGGCTTCCTGCAACGACCAGGTGGTGCTGTCGTCGCAATCGGTCAGCATGGCGATCGAGGCCCCGGTGCCGCGCAAGGCGTACATCCCGTGACGCGGTACGGTGTCGGCTCCGATTAACACCGAGCCGGTGATGGTGCCGACCCCATCGGTGCCGCCGGCCAGGGTGGTGGTGGCCAGAGTCGGGGCCTCGGTGCCAAGGCCGGCACCGGCCACCACGATCTGGGACGGCCCGCGCATGCCGGATTGCCCCAAATTGATGGCGTTGGCCAAGGCCACCCACAAGGCGTTGCCGGTGCCGGTGATGTTGTCAAAGACCTCGGGCATCTGTCCGGGGATGGCCACCGTGGCGCGGGTGGACCCTTTGGCGCTGCCGGCGGACAGGGTGACGGTGATGCTGTTGCCCAGGGTGCCGGTGTATTTCGAGGTGAAGGTGATATCGGCGGTGCCAAGGGTCGCCGACGCCGCCGTGTCGGTGCCATCGGTGACTCGCACCACCCGAAAGTTGGCAGCCCCCTGAAGCACCGCCGCCGCAATCGCGGTGCCGGCGTCGTACTTTCGGGGCTGGATCGCACCGAATTGCCGGGCGTAGTCCGCCATCGTGCCGATGAGGGTCGGACTGTTCACCGGCCCCCAAGTGGCGGTCCCAACCACCCCAACGATATTGGTCGGAACGCCGTTCAGCAACGTCACCGTCGGCGGGACGATCTGGACGTAAAGATCAGGGACAATCAACGCCGTCGTGTTGAGCTGTCCCAATTGAGAGATCGGCATGGGAGGGGTGTCCTCATAAAAAAAGCCCGCTCACCAGAGCGGGCCAGACAGAAAAAACTCTTGTGATGATTTTACGCCACCACACTCTTGACCAAACTTGTCGTTATGGGACTGAACCCACAGAAATCATCGACAATTGGAACAATAATAGCGGCATCGGTACGGGTTTGAGTCGTACCATACTCTACAGAGTATATTAGATTTCGACGATAGAGGATTTCTTTTTGCACCGTGTCGTCGTGTGGACTACCGACATAGACCATACGGCCAACAGTCCCATCGGCAAGAGCGATAAACTCCATGGCCGCCAAAGCCGGGTCCAAAAGACTGGCGATCTGGTCCCGTAACAACGGCGTATTGGCCCACAGAGCAATCTGAATATCCCGGCGCTGGCGTTTTAGCTCGCGAAGACTATCGCCAAAGGTACCAACCCGCCCGATTAGGCTGGTGGCACTGGGAACGGTGATGACCGGGCCGGAACTGGAGGCTTCTGGATCATCGGCACAGATCAACGACGCCAGCGCCGTGGCGATGCTGGTTGGTGTATCGATAGCCTGAAGGGCGTAGCTGTAACCGGAGGCCCCATTAACGATCACCGCCGCGTTTTGCGGAACGGCCACTGTGCCGCCGACGGTCACGGTTTGGCCCGAGACTGTCAGAGTCAGAGTGGGTTCGGTTGGCCCCGAGAGCTGCCGCCAGTTGTTTTGAAAACGGGTGACGGGCCGCTCGCGATTGAGGGCATAAATCGAGACATTAACCGCTCCGGCCCGCAAATCGGTTTCCAGTTCGGGCTTGCTCGGCCACCCCCGATAGATTCGAACCGGAGCCCCCAAAGCCGACGACTGAGCCGTGCCATTGGGATAGAACACCTGGGCGACCACGCCAACCAAGGCATTCTCGACATCACTGAGATCAGCCACTAGGTCACCGCCTGTTGTACGGTCAGCCGCCAGCCCAGATCGGTCAACTCTGGAGTGGATACGATGTTGCGCCGACCAAGATCATCCACCACCAGATCGCTGGGTTGGATCAACACGCCCGGCCAGGCGGGCATTTGAATGGCCCACCCCGGCGACTGAACATCGGAGGGCAAATTGACCTGATTCCGCCCACCGCCACCGCCTTGGAGAACCGATGCTGGCCAGCCGGTCATCACCGGAACTTCGCTTCCGTCCAAAGCGCCGCCATAATCGATGGCACCATAGGAACTGGGAACCGGCAACCGCGCAATACTCACAATCCGAGTACAGGCAACGGCCACCACCGGCAACAACGGCTGTTGGGCGGCAATGAAGTAAGTCCTGTTATTCCCGACCAAATAATCGCCAACCTGGGTTTGAGAATCGTCTAGGTAGGCCATCCACACGGATTTTCCGTAGACTTGGGCTTCCTGGTAGCGATCATCGACCCGGAAACTGGCTGGCAGCGTGGCCAGTTTGTTGGCGGGCGCCAGCGGATTGGTGGGGCCGGAGGGACGATAAAGATCGAAGGGCAAGCCAATGCGTAGCGCCGCCTTGGCATAGCCCGAATAGATGCGCGCCTGAAGCGCCGTGCCGTTCATACCACGATCCTCAGGCCGCCGGTTTCATCGGCCAGTCCAGGCCCCGGCAAAGTTCCCAGAAAAGCGCATAACCGCCGCCGCCACAGGTCCAAAAGGGCGGCTCGATCCCGTGTCTCGTTGGTGTTCCACGTCCAAACTGCCGCTTCTGCCGTATCCAGATTGGCACTCGCTCCTGGAACAGCGACTTCCAACGGCCCTAACTGCGCCAAATAGACGGTACGGACCACAGCTTCTTCGGCGGGTGACAGATTGTTGAGCTTGAATTCCAGGTTGCCATATTGAACGGTGTAGCGCGCCCAAAAGAACGGGCTGGGGGTGTTCCCAAACACCGGGTATCCGCAATACCGCCGGATATCGGTCTTTTCCGCATCGGTAAACGCCATGACGGCCCTCCCAAAGACGAAAACGGGCCGGCAAAGTGCCGACCCGTTTTGCCGTGCCGAAGTTATCGACGACCTACACGCACTCGATCACCACGGCGCGCTTCCAATAAGAGTTGGTCGCGGTGGGAATGACCAAAGGATTGGCTGTCACATCGGTAGGAACACAGAATCCGCCACGCCACTTCCAGGACTGCGAGATAATTTCCTGGAAACGGTCAAGAGGCTGACGAATCACCAGGCAGATCTCCTCATTCATCCGCTGAACACTCTGTCCCTTGTCAGTATCGAGGTCAGAATAGCCAAGCCCGGCATAATCGCCTTCGATCAGAGCCCCTTTTCCGCAAATGATTGCCCGGCGAATTCGCTTGCCGGTCAGGGCCAAAGTCTGCTGAGGCGCCTCGTTGGTGGGCACAAAACGAACACCCAACAACTCGACCACCTGCCCTTTCTTATATTCCTCGGAATTGTAAGCCCCGCGATACAACAGCTTGAAGTCAGGATCGCTGAACAATTCCAGCATGGTGGCATTGTCCAAAAAGCAGTTATAACATCCTTCGATATCGGGGACGTTATTATCACGCAACTGAGCCACTGCGGCCAGGACCAACTGGATACCCAACTGATCCCCCGTTACCAATTGTGGCGTACCCGCTCGATTGTTGGGCCGCATGATCGACGGCGCCACCGATGAAACCACGGCATTTCCGGCGGTACCATCAGCCACCGTGACATTGGACGACACCGTCAATGTCCCCGAAACCCCGCCGAACGCTGCCAGAGTTGAGGTATTGGTGGTATCGCGAGCGGTCCCAACCAACGTATAGACATCGGCCCCCACCGTCACCGTCATCGGATTGGTGGACGAAACCGGCACCATCACGCCATTGACCAGTACAGTTTCAAAGCCAATCACACTGTCCACATGAAGGCTAGCAGCAGCAGCCCCCAGAGTGGTCGTGACAAAGCTATTTGCCCCCAGATAGGTGGTATAAAGGGCATTGCGGGCCAGACGATCCAAAGATTGTTTGGCTTGAATAACCAGCTTGGTGTTGTTCTCGTCAAACAATTCGGCAATACCGACCCGAGAGGTCTCCATATTGAGATCCATGGTCGCACCGTAAGCATAGATCGTCAATGTATACTGTTCGATGGTCCAGTTTTGAGGAGTCAGACCATTATCCAAGGCGATATTGGTCGAAGGGTCCAACGGCGTGGTGGTCGGGATCAACAGACCTGCACGAGTTTTGGTGAGGCTTTCACCAATCCCCACCGCAAATTTCTCGCGATCGGCAATCGCGCGGAACGCGGTATTGGAGGTCAAGCATTCTTTGAGAGCCTTTTCCAGGAAATTATCCTGAATGGCATTTTGAATAACGCTCGGAAAATTACTGATTCCCATGGAACTATCCTTTGGTGTGGGTCGAATAACAACGTGAAGCAGCCCACGTTGAAAGGTCCGGGGGTGACACGGCACCCCACGGCATACACCGCACCCTGATGGATGCAGCGATCTCTGGAATTCTGGTGAAACGGGGCGGTGTTAACTTCCACCGGGATCTGCAAAGGCTCAACCTTGAACCCGCAAAACGGCGGCACGACCTTGACCGTAAAAGGTCAAAGAGTCATACTGGCGAGCCATAACAATGATCAGGACGCGACTGCGGCCTCGCGGCCTCGTAGGCGCGAAGCCAAGGACGCGAAGGCGCCCGCAGACACAAAAAAACCCGACGCAGCTTCCCGCTCGGGCATCCTATCTTTAGCGTTTTGTCTCCGGCGTTCCCGCCCTTTTGGCGTCTTCGCCCAAGTCTCGCGACCGTAGGGATTTGTAGTTCTTCCTGCGCCAAACGGTCAAGAGGAAAAATGAGGGTCTACAGCTTAAAAATATCGTTGCCCGAAAAGCGCCCTCGACACATGCTTCGGACCATGGAAAGCCTATTTTTTAAGCACTTTTAACGATGAGCCTATTTTATAATCAGCTTGCGCGACATTCCGTCGCACCAACCCTATTTCCAGGCGGTTTCTAGTCGTTGGCACATTTCCTGCTGTTCCGGCGGGCCGTTAATGGGTGGAGATGCCGATGCCTGGATCGCTAGTGCAATTCGAAGTCGATGATGGACTTATCCATCATTTTGAGTCGCGAAGCGTTGGCATTCGGGCGATTGATCAGCAACACGCCTATTTCCTCGACCTTTACAATGAGTTGATCACCCAGATTCATTCAGCGGACCAACCCCGAATTATTCTTTCACCCTTTATCGCTGAAGTTTTTTCCTATACCGAATACCATTTTAGAACGGAAGAATCCCTCATGAAGACGTTAAAATACCCCGACCTGGAGCAACACCGGGCCGATCACCGGGACTTTTACAATAGATTTGACGACCTGACCGGACGTCTGGAGCAACGCCAAGCCGAATTGAGCGAACTCACATACCTAATTCGTAGTTGGATCACCCAGCATATCGACACTTATGATAAAAGGTTTGGCCTTTACTATTCAACACTCAAGGCTGGCCGCCGTTAA